CCTCTGGACTACGGTCCACGGATCAAGCGGCGGCAGTCGAGCGACGTGCGTACCATGCAACGAATGAAGAATTTGATAAATTTGACCCGAAATTTATAGGGGACGCGACAGATAGTGGAGATCTAGGTCATGGGTTCTATTGGTCAACCGATCCGAAAATTAATGAATCCCGTGATCCGCTAGTGAAGGGCAAACTGAAAAACCGTCTAGTTGAAGCGAACTTAACTCTTAACAATCCGCTTGAAGTTTCGTTGCCCGATATGCGTACTGACAAAAGAGCGGTTGTGCGGGAAGCCCTGGGGCTACCTGAAACAGCAACGCCAAGAGACATAAGCGCGGCTTTGTCCGCCAAGGGACATGACGGCGTTGTGCTGGACTATTCCCCTATCGGATATAATCATCAGGAAATTATGGTTCTTGACGCCAACCAGATCAGTCCGCCCACGAACAAGGCCCACGGCGGACCCGTCTACGCCAGCGAGGCTTTGCACATGCAGAACGGCGGGGAAGGCGACGTACAAGAGTATCTTCGAAGGGAGATGTTAAAAGTTAACGAAGACTCGGGGCCGAGAATCGATCCCACAGTTATCACTCTTCCAGAACCCCTAGAAAGCCTTGGGAAACTTCGGATCGGTTCCAGAAAATCACCTCTTGATCCCCGTCTTCCTGAACGGGGTCCTTCTATTGAAGAAACCAACATCAGCTATCCAATCGACAACGGGGCTTTGATCACTGGTTCGCGGACCGTGGTTCCCAGGCATTCTGTCGGGAGCACTCCCTCTGGGGGGGTCAACCTTAAAGCGGAAGAGCGCGGCATCCGGGTGGACAATTTTCCTGTTGCAAACTTTGGGCCCTTTTGGGTTTCACTGAATGCGGGCATTTCTGAGAGGGACGAAAAAATATCCGGACCGGAAATCGCGGAAAAAATTCCTACTGAGCTTGTGGATCTTGGTGTTGTTGCTAGCACTGAAGATGTTCGGGTTCATGCCGGTCAGACTACGCAAAGAGGAGAGGGACGTCCGTCACAAAAAACGTATAGGGGCGGCGTGATTTTTAGGGCTTATAAAGGGGAAGACGGAACTGTTGACGTATTCTTAGAAGGTTACAAGCCTGCGAGTGGTCCCGTTGGTGGCAGTCTCGGGATCCGTGGCGGGTTTAAATTCGCGGACGGCGGTCTCGCGTCCATGGCCCCTGAAGCGCGGGCTATGTTTGGTAAGCCGCGTTCCATGGGCAAGGAACCACGGCCCACGGCCCTTAGCCCAGGCACCAATCCTGGTGTAGCTGGTTTATGCGGCGTGGCTAGGAACATGAACCGAAGTGTGGTAGCGTAGTTTTTTGACGAAGGGTAGTGAACATGCCAAAGCTTGATGGCAAGAAATATTCTTATACTAAGCCGGGAAAAGCGAAGTATCGTAAAGACCTGGAAAAGAAGAAGAAGAAAAAGCCCAAGAAATCTAAGCGGAAGTAGGTTCCACAATGGCCTGTAAGAAGTGCCTGTGCCAGATGTGCGGCGACGAATGCGAGTGTAAGGACTGCACCCCGGAACAATGCGAGTGTAAGCATGAGAAGTCGGGGAAGCTGGAGATAACGGAGATAACGGAGAGGCCGGAGAAGAAGGGGAATGGTCTTTTGCCGACTTATCGTGTAGAAGAAGAAGACGGTTGGAGGTTTTATTGGTAAAAAAACTGCTGAAACAATTGGTTCGACAGAACCCTAAAGCTCTTTTGTTGGAGCCCAGGGATATTTATGATGAGGCTTTAGTGGATATTACGGATGAGCCAAAAGATCATTGGAGCAGACAGGAAAAGGTATGCGTTGCTGTTTATGATGAGGACAAATGCGTTGCCGCTGTAATGTCATGGTTAAACTGTGATCATATAGAGGCTCAAGAGTGGCTTAATTTTAACACGTATGGAGCATGGGTAGGCGAAGGTACTCCCACGTTTCGCAGTAACAATGAAGGAGAGGACTATGTTGTTAACAGTCAGTGAATGGGCGGTAGACCGTGTCAAGGAGCCCTCCTCCTGGGCGGCATGTGCGGTTATTTTGGTTGGCGCGGCCATGTTTCTAGGTCAACCTTGGGTTGGCGCGGTGGGCGTAGCGGCGGCTGTCGTAGCGGTTGTTGTCAAGGAACGCGGTAGCTCCTTTTGAAGGTGGGATAAATAATGGCTAGAGAGCCCTTTCCGGTTTCGTTAGTGGAACGGCAAAGCGACGACCCAAACCTTGTTGAGATAGAAGAGGACGTAGAGCTTGCCGTCCCTGGCGCTTTTTCTACTGTTCTGGACGATGTTCCAGAGGAGATAGAAATAGAACTCTCTGAGGACGGCGGGGCTACGGTCGATTTTGATCCTCACGAGTCGCGTGAGGATGAGGGCGACTTTAACGCCAATCTCGCGGACTATCTTGACGATAGTGAACTTGGCCGCTTGTCTAATGAGCTTATGTCGGAGTTTGAGGCCAATCGTGCTTCGCGTAGCGACTGGGAGGAGACCTATTCTAATGGGTTAAGCCTTCTGGGCCTTAAATATGAGGAAAGGACAGAACCCTTTCGGGGGGCGACGGGGGTAACGCACCCCCTTTTGGCCGAAGCAGCCACACAATTTCAGGCGCAGGCGTTCAATGAGCTTTTGCCCCCTTCGGGACCGGTAAGAACCGTGGTTCTTGGTTCTTTGACACGGGAAAAAGAGGAACAAGCCTCTCGCGTTAAGGAGTTTATGAACTATTACATTACAAATGTAATGGATGAATATACGCCAGAGTTTGATCAGATGCTGTTTTATCTACCTTTGGCGGGCAGCACCTTCAAAAAAGTCTACTACGACGAGAGCATCGACCGTGCAGTAAGCAAATTTGTTCCTGCGGAGCATCTTATCGTCCCTTATGAGGCAAATGACCTCGAAAGTTGCCCCAATATCACCCAAGTCATCCGTATGCCCGCAAATGAGCTACGAAAGAAACAAATATCGGGCTTTTACCTGGATGTTCCCGTTTTACCGTCACAAACGGAAGAAGACGACATAACGAAAGAAATGAGCAATATTGACGGCCTTACACCGTCAAATATCGACTATGACTGCTCATTATTGGAATGTCATGTCGATTTAGACCTAAAAGGGTACGAGGAGGTAGACGACGAGGGCGAAGAAACGGGCATTAAAGTTCCGTATGTGGTGACAATAAGTCAAGATAATGGCGAAATTCTGGCAATTAGGCGCAATTATGACGAAGATGACGAAAAAAAGCGCAAGATTCAGTATTTTGTCCACTATAAATTCCTCCCAGGCTTCGGGTTTTACGGTTTAGGGCTTATTCACACTATTGGAGGGCTCTCCAGGACGGCAACGGCTGCTTTAAGGCAACTTATTGATGCCGGTACGCTCTCAAACCTACCCGCAGGCTTTAAAGCAAGGGGGCTGCGGATAAGGGATGATGATGATCCCCTACAACCTGGGGAGTTTAGAGACGTAGATGCTCCTGGTGGGGCCATTAGAGATAGCCTCATGCCGCTACCTTTCAAGGGCCCGGACCAAACTCTGTTCCAACTTTTGGGTTTTGTTGTTAGTGCGGGGCAGCGGTTTGCCACTATTACAGATTTGAAGGTTGGGGACGGCAATCAACAGGCTGCTGTCGGCACGACTATTGCGATGCTGGAACAGGGCACACGGGTAATGAGTGCAGTGCATAAGCGTATGCACTATGCAATGCGGCAAGAGTTCAAAATGCTGGCAAGCATTATGGCGAATTATTTGCCCGCACAGTATCCTTATTCGGTAGAAAATGCCGACCAGAGCATCATGGCGTCAGATTTTGATGACCGCGTGGATGTTGTACCGGTATCTAACCCGAATGTCTTTTCCCAGGCGCAGCGTATTGCTCTTGCACAGACAGAAATGCAGTTAGCGGCCCAGGCACCGCAAATGCACAACATGTATGAAGTATATCGCCGCATGTACGAAGCGTTAGGCGTTCGTGATATTGATAAGATGCTTCATCAACCTCCGGCAGGGGATCCAGTACCAGAAGACCCAGCGGAAGAAAACATCAAGGCTCTCGAATCTGCCCCGCTACATGCTTTTGAGGGGCAGCATCACGAGGCGCACATTATGGCGCATCTTATTTTTGGTTCGTCACCAATTGTGGCTTCGATGCCACAAATGGCCATGGAACTACAAAAACATGTTATGGAGCATGTGAAAATCCAGGCCGGGGAACAAGCCAAGGGCATGATAATGCAGCAGATGCAAGGGCAGCAGATGCAAGGGGATCCAACAGTCCAAATAGAGGGCCTAAAAGCCCAGTTTGTTGCTCAAGGTATGCAGAAGGTGAAGGAATTAAGCTCTCAAGTCGCTAATATAGGGCAAGAGCAGCAACCCGATCCATTGGTGCAATTGAAGCAACAAGAGTTGCAAATGAAGCAAACCAGGGACCAAGGCGAACTGGCTTTGGATCAAGCCGAATTGCAGCTTGATCAGCAGAAGGAAGTTCGTAAGGGCGAAGAGTTCCAGGACCGTATACAGAGTCAAGAGAAGCAGACGTTTGCCCGCATCCAGGCGGCTGCGGAACGAGAGAAGATGCGAAACACGCAATAACGAGGTTGATATGGCTGAAGTAAAATATTGGGGTGCTCCCGCAGGGGACGCACCAAAAGCGGTTAATTACGCTGATATCAAGGGTCAGGGCAGAGTTCCGTACAGGAAAATCGTGGGCCGTGCAGGGCCTTCTATTGGTACTGGGAAAACGACCGTTGGGAAAAAGCGTGGCATGGGTGCCGCTGAACGCGGTGGCCGCTTTCGTATTAGTTGACTCCATGCTTAACATGGAATATTCTGCGACATAACGCGGAATGTTTTATGAAAAGCGATTCGTATGGATATTGTTGTTTTTGTTCAGAAAACCATCAAAGATAGGCGAGAGCATATTTTAGATGTATTAGAACACAACGGCATACAAGACATGGGGCAGTACGCTAGCCTGATGGGTGAGCTTACCGCTCTTAATTTAGTGCAACAGGAACTCTTGGGCCTGCTAGAAAAACAGGAGCACATAAATGACTGATTCTGAGACGGCTGAAATAGATCTGGAAGAAGTAAGCGAAGGTGTTGAAGATTTTCTCCACACTGCTTACGTTTCTCCAGAGGAACGGGTGTTAGACCCTAAGCTTATCGATAAAACTATAGTTGAACGAATGCCCTCCCCTACAGGGTGGCGGCTTCTTGTTCTTCCTTATCGCGGTAAGGGCAAAAGCGAGGGTGGAATTATAATTCCCGAAGCTATTCGCGATGATGCACAAATCCAAACGGTTGTTGGATATGTCTTCAAAGCCGGTCCGCTAGCATATAAAGACAAAGAGAAGTTTCCTGGAGGCCCTTGGTGCGAGGAGGGTGATTGGGTGATTTTTGCCCGTTATGCGGGATCCCGTTTTCGAATTGAAGGCGGGGAAGTCAGGATCTTAAACGACGACGAGATTTTGGCCTCTATTGATAATCCTGATGATATTTTGAGTCTTTAGAGGTGTGTTATGGAAGAACAGCAAGTACAAGAAGAAAAAACCATCGAAATCGGTGATGATGAAGTTGTCACAGAAGTTGAGATAGGCGAAGACACAG